TATCAAAAGTCAAGAAATATTTTTTCAATGAGGTACTCAAAAATATTTCTTGACATTCATTGTATTTTTCGGTATAATGGTGTCATTCGAAAAGTGTACTAATATGCTTTTTAAAGGAGAGACTCGCTTGGTAGCACTATATTTTATATTTGCAGTATGTATGTTTGGGTGCGCCCAGACAGCATTTCACCTTGGGAGACGAGATGGCATAGAAGCCACCGTAGACCATTTTATTAATCTTGGAGTATTAGAAGTAGAGGAAGAAGATGATGACAACTAATATACAAAACCTTGGAGATGTTGATTATTCAGCACGTAAGCATTACTTATCTGACTCTAGCAAAGAAAAGCTAGAATCTATTAACCCTCGACTAGCAGAGTGTGTTCATAAAGTATCTGGCATATGTTCGGATTTAAACATTCAAGTAATTGAAGGAAAACGAACAGAAGCAGAACATAACTGGCTCTGGCAGAAAGGAGTAACACAAAACTCAGGGCACTCCGCCCATTTGTATGGCTATGCTGTAGATCTTGGTATCTTTATCGGCAACCGACTCTGTTTAGAAGCAGAAGTGTATGACGAACTCGTTCGAGGAATGATTTTCGCTGCACAAGAAGTAGATATTAAACTTCGATGGGGTGGAGCACCTCACATTGATGATATGAGGGAGCATGATACTGCTTTTATTGAAGATCTGTCTAACTCCTATATCGACAAGTGTAGAGAAGACTCAAACCGCCCGTTACTAGATTTACACCATTTTGAAATTGGTATAGAGTAGGTGAGAGCAACACCTATACTCAAGTTGCTCACAAAGCAGACCCCCACAAGGGGCAACATAGGAAACAATGAAGATAAGAAACAATACGATATGGCATCCGCTTAATCGTTACGGCAACTACGCACTATTAGTGTGGGCATTCAGCACAATAACTATGGTTATGTTAGAGCTTAGTGGAGCATTTATATGAATAGAGAATCCGTTTACGAACAGTTAAAGATTGACGAAGGAGTCGTTTATGAAATTTATTTGGACCATCTTGGGTACAAAACCTTCGGAGTGGGACATCTCGTGCTTGAGTCAGATCCAGAGCACGGATACGACGTCGGGGAACCAGTCTCAGTTGAGCGAGCAAGAGAGTGTTTTGAAAGCGATCTCGACCTGGCTGTAAGTGAGTGTGTAGCTCTTTACGGAGCAGACGTTTGGTGTGGCTTTCCCGGAGAAGTACAAGAGATTCTTGTAAACATGATGTTCAATATGGGCCGTACACGTCTTAGTAAATTTATGAAAATGAACATAGCTCTCTCAATCGGTGATTGGAAAATGGCTGCAGTAGAGGGACGGGACAGTCGGTGGCACAAACAAGTGACTAACCGAGCTGAAAGACTAATGGAGAGATTGGAGAACGTATAATGGCAATTTATTGCACAGAAGCAGAGCGGCACAACTATGAAGAAACAGGGTACTGGCGCGCTCTGCCAAAACTAGTACCATCAATGGTATTTACAACTCGCTCTTTGGGCGGGTGGAAAGAAGTAACAACCTGGGATATGTTTGCAAAGCGTCGAGTATTGATATTCTCATTGCCGGGCGCTTTCACGCCAACCTGTAGCAACTTGCAGCTACCTACTTTCGAACAGATGGCAGACGATATTTATTGTGAAGGAATCGACGACATCTACTGTATCACAGTAAATGATGCGTTCGTATGTAATGCTTGGGCAGAAGAACATAATCTCACAGAAGTAGTAGTAATTCCAGACGGCAATGCAAGATTTACCGAAGAAATGCAAATGGTAGTAGATAAAGACAATCTTGGGTTTGGCCGACGCTCTTGGAGATATGCAGCAGTAGTAGAGAATGGACGTATTACTGACTGGTTCATCGAAGAGGGAAAAGAAGACAACCATGAAAAGGATCCCTACGTATTCACCGATCCTGAGTTTATACTTAGAAAGCTACGAGAGTCCAATTAGTTCTTGACTTTCACTGCTGACACGAGTATAATTACCTCATGAATTTATTTTACCTTGATGAAGATTTAGACAAATGTGCGGAAGCTCATGTAGACAAGCACGTCAACAAGATGATACTCGAAGCTGCTCAGCTATTGTGTACTGCCATATGGGTAGACACTTTGCTGGGCTTTGTTCCTCGTGCTCTTGAAAAAGATGAAGCAGCAGTGCTTAACGAGTATAAGAAGCTCGAGAAGCCTCTTCCTCCCGAAGAAAGACAACTTACACCCTACCTTGGTATGATGTACAATCATCCCTGTACTATATGGACACGTTCATCTTTGGACAATTACGAGTGGACATGGTGCTATGCTCATGCTCTCGCAGAGGAATTTAGATATCGCTACGGAAAAGAACACAAATCTTTCTGGCAAGTTATCAACAAACTACCCGACCCAGTTCACATTAAACGAGTGGGCTTCACCACGTTTGGACTTGCGATGCCTGAAGTCCTCAAGAACTACGATGATCCAATACAGTCTTACCGTGACTATTATCATCTTGACAAGGCTACTTTCGCCAGTTGGAGCCATCGACCAACCCCCAGTTGGTGGGATGAGTCTCTTGCTGACTATGAACAGAGGATTACAGCGAAATGATTAAAAAACTCGGATTTTGGGTATATGATATGTATAATTTTTTCTTCAGCTTGAAGATTAATCCCTTACGTCATATTCCTAGCCCTTACACACAATTTATTCTGATGTTCTATTTATCAGTAATGTGGACAGCAATCTTTACCTTCTGGGCAGGGTACACTCTTTACTATGGAATCTACAGCGTTGGAGGACACTTGCTTGTAATTGGAGGTTTCTTTATTACGGCTGTTACCTTTCAAGATGCTGAGAAGAATGGACACTTGTGGGTACAGCGAACAAAGCCACTCTCAAAGAATGTCCGCTCTGTATGGAACTTGGAGAATGAGGGCTAGTGGAAAACCCAGTTCTTTTACTAGGAATTTTATGCGTGATGGCTTGTCCAATGGTATTTGGAGCCATCACTTTTATTTACTCAATAAAAAATTCAGGACACAAAGATGAGCACAGTTAGTTTAGTAGGAATGACAACTCCCAGTGCGCAAACTGACTGCCATACCGCAGAGGACTTGGTAGCATATGCAGCACGGGTAAGTAACCCAGACAACCAAAATCATCACGAAAGTGCACCACGATTGCTTCGTTATCTAGCAAAGCATGGTCACTGGTCTCCTTTCGAGATGGTAAGTATTACTATGGAAATTCGCACAACTCGAGATATTGCTCGACAGATTCTGCGACACCGTAGCTTTAGCTTTCAAGAATTCAGCCAACGATATGCTGTAGTAGAAGACTTTTATTATCGTGAAGCTCGTCTACAAGATCCAGACAATCGACAGAATAGTATTGAGCTGGAAGGCACAGAAGACTTTGGCAAGGGCGGGAACAAAACGTACCAGGAGCGACTCTACGAAGACTGGAACATGAAGCAGGCAAAAGTATTGGATGCTTCAAAGAAAGCGTATAAGTGGGCAATTGATAATGGTATTGCAAAAGAGCAGGCTCGTGCTGTGCTTCCAGAAGGCAATACAGTATCTACACTATATATGAGCGGAACTCTTCGTTCGTGGCTTCACTACTGCGAATTGCGGCGGGGTCACGGCACTCAGAAAGAGCACATGGTTGTAGCAGACCAATGCTGGGAAATTATTGAGCAACACTTTCCTTCTGTAGCAGAGGCTCTAGAATGATTGTACATGACCCAGTAAATAGTCCTTTACATTACAAGCGTGATGATATAGAATGTATTGATGCGATGAAACAAACAACGTCCGAAGAAGGATTCGCAGAATACTGCCGCCTTAACGCATTCAAATATATCTGGCGAGCAAACAACAAACAAAACAAAGAACAGGATATTCAAAAAGCAGTGTGGTATCTACGAATGTCTATAGGAGATGATCCTCGTGAGTAAGGGTAGCAGATCAAGAGTAGAGAACACAAGAACATTTTACGAGAATTGGGAGAAAATCTTTGGTACGCAGAGTAAAGAAGAAAGACTACGAGAACCTGAGCGACTCGAATATCGAGAAAGTGATTTTTCAGTTGAAAGCCAAGCAACCTATTTCCAAGAAGGAGGCATGCAGTATGCTGAATATAGCATACAATACCACCCGCCTTCAGAAGATAATTGATGATTACGAAGATAAAAAAGAGTATAAAGCGTTACGTAAAAAACAAAATCGCGGAAGAGGAGCGACAGATGCAGAAATTTGTGAAGCAGTTGAACGATACTTATCAGGAGACTCCATTGCAGAAATCGCAACAGGACTCTACCGAAGCAGCGGATTCGTCCGAAGCCTCATCGAAAGAGTCGGAGTCCCAAGTACTGGGCACGAAAGTGGAACGGTTACTCTCCCTGATTCATGCCTTGCGGAGTCATTCTCCTCCGGAGAAATCGTCTGGTCCGCCGTCTACAACAAGCCCGCAAGAGTCGACCACGAAGTCTCCATCGACTACCAAGCCGAACGAGAAGGATTCGTAGACGTAAACTACGAGAAGAAGTACAGTAGTAAATGCTATGGAATCTACATTCTGGAAGACATTCGAGAAGATATAGACAAGTGGGCAAACATAGAGAAGGGTGGTTTTTCCGCCTACTCCCTTGCTTATGATCTCGGAAAGTTATCACACCTTAAAAAATACGGAGTTGATTTATCACGTATCTAAAAATATTTCTTGACTTCTTTAACTATATGATCTATAATATGTAATATTGAAATGAGGAGAATATCAAATGGAAT